CCACGATCTACGGCTTTCAGTAGATTTTTAGCTGTCTGTGTAAGTTCGGTAGTCAGTGGAGGGGGTAGATTGCCCTCTCCTGCTCCAGCCCCGCCAACAGCAGACTCAGGTGCTCCCACTCCCGCTGACTCAACTCCCTCAACTCCTCCGGGGGCGGTTCCTGCACCGGACTCGCCAGCCACGCCAATGCTTTCTCCAACTGGGGGAGGGAGAGTTCCATCGGCTGCACTCGTAGCGGCTTCCGTAGCTGATTCAATTTCCGCATTGGAGTCCACCAATTCTGCAAGTTCGTCGGGGGTAGCTTCAGAGGTAGCTTCAGCCTTATCTCCGACCACGGTTGGAGTTTCTTCCTTACCTTCAGTCGTCAGTGCTTCATCAGCTTGCTTAGCGCGAAGGGCATCGCCTTCAGCCTTTGCGTTCTGGATCGCAGTACGCTTCTCCCTCATATACCCATATGGGCCAACCACACCTCCGAAGACAGCGCCACCTAAGAAGGTTTCAAGGTAATCTTTCCTAGCCTCTTCGTCCGTAAGGTTCAACCCTGCTTGCAAGCGGGTGAGGGCTTCCTTACCCGCCATAGCAATGCCAACCTCACTCATTGCCTTACCAGTAGCAACGCTGTATTCAACAACGGTTTTTCTGAGGGCTTGCTCAGCGACTTTCTTGGCTTCCTCTTCGGTAAGCTTTATACCCTTACTACCCAACAATCCCCGGACACCGGGGAGCATCTTTGCAGCACCAAAGTCTAGGGCTGTCTGTGGTATCGCCGTGGCGAGCGCGCCTCCGAGGTTAGTCTTTTCAAGCGGAGTACCAGTCTCAACTTGTTTAGCGATATTGCTTGCAGCGTTAGGTGCATAGGCAACCAAAGCCTGTAGAGCCAGAGCCGTGCCCCCACCAATAAGCCCCAACTCAGGGCCAGCAGCAATAGCAAGTGGCGCTGCTAGATATGGGACTGCACCACCAAAAGTCTCAGCAACTTTAGTGACACCCCAATCTTCAGTCGGCTTAAAGATCTTTTGTTGGAATTCCCTTTGCTGCTTGTTGTAGTCAGCGGCAGCTTTGGTATCCATCAACCCCATGCGCCCAGCGAGCAATGCTCCTGAACCTTGCATCTCGGCAAAACTTGCGCGGGCCGAGGGTACAAAACCAGACTCCGGTTCTTCTACGCCGGGGGCAGCAGTGGCAGGGCCATACAGGTCGGGGAACTCACGCTGGGCTCGATCCGCTGCGTCCTCATAGGACATACTATCGGGAATCTTGACGTATTTCCCATTAGGAAGCGGAAAGTATTTAGCCACGCTCATCCCCCATGAAACTTCCTGCTACTTCATCCTCGGGGACATCCCTTGCTAATCCCCTATCGTATCCCTGTGACAACCGAGGATTTTTACTTAAATACTCGTTATAAATTGTCTGTTTATAGATTTTTGCTTTTGCGGGGCTAGTCTTTAGAAGTTCGAGGTATTGTGGATCCCCCTGCCCATAAGGGCCACCTTTCATAAGAAAAGCATCAACCATCTTCATTACCTCATTGTACGAAGAAGCTGGCGGAAGAGTGTTAATACCCTTATTCTTCATATAATCGTAGTAGGAGTTCTTAGAGTCAAGCTCTGCTTTACGGTATCTTTCAGTTGACTCCAACTGTTTCCGCGCCATCTCATCTTGCATTGTGTAATGAGTCATCTGATTGCGCTGGTTCAGCAACTCACCAGCCAGCCTCATGTCACCCCTACGGAGTGCTGACTCATACTTGGTCTGCACATCTTGCAGCTTCATCATTTCAAGATCAGAAGTGTTCTGCCCAGCCATTGCACCTGTATATGCGCCAAGACCTTTAAGCCCTGCATTACCAATACCAACACCTAAATGCTGTGAAGGGCTTCCAGCCAAAGCGAACCCTGCGGTCATCAGGGCTTGATCCATTGGACTGAATTTAGATTGCCGTTCAGCAATCTTGGCTTTCATTTCAGCAAGAGATTTTCGACTGTCATCTAAGATGTCACCGCTCTGAAGCCCTGACATGATCTCGTTCAGTTGATCCATCTGGCTAGGGGCGGCAGGGGCTTCAGCCTGTTCCCTCTGTGGAGCCATTGGGCTAGGACGCGAAGTCAATGCATATTCAGGGTTAGGCATGGGCGCTGGCCCCGGCCCCGAAAGTGCCGCTGCCATTTGAGCATGGTCGGGTCCGCCGAAATTAGGTATGACTGGTTTTTGCGGAGTTTGTGGCTCATCTGTTTCCCCCCGAGACCTTCTAAGCGCATCCGTCATAGGAGTCATAGAAGCCGAGTCGTAGAACGCATTTGTCGGGAGATACGGTATCTTTGCCCCAAATGCGTTTGCACCGCGCACAAGCGTACTTTCAGCCGCACCTGTAATAGCACGGGGGATCAACGTCCCAACGTCATACGCCGCCGCACCAATCTCTTTGGCGCGGTCTAACGCCGAGTTCCCTACACTAGAAAACGCGTTGTCAATCGCTTCACGATCACTTTCTTCTCTAGTGGGTGGGTTCCAACCCAAAGTTCTTTTTGCGGCTGGCGTATTTGCAAGCCCCGCCGCTGGAGTAGCTGCTTGTACATTTGAAGTAAGCCTGTCGGCTGTTTTAGTTAAGTAGTCCCGTGCTTCTGGCTCAAGTTGGGCTCGATTTACAGCGCCTTGATTAGCCTTAAGATGCTTATCTGCAACGGTCTCACCATCGTGATACGCCATTGCTATCTTTTCTGGATCCCCGCCATACTTCTTGTGTAGCGTGGACATAAACGTCAACGACGCATCTATGTTCTTGTATGGATCAGTGAACTCATCGTCTTTCAGACCTAAGCTTCTACCCGTTGGACGGATGAGTTGGCCGATTCCTGTGGCAGTGCTCTTAGGATTCTTAAGATTTGGGTTATAGCCAGATTCTTGCTTAAAAATGGCGTCAGCAATCTCACGGGGTATGCCCCGCGCATCCGCCTGTGCAAGTGCGTACTCTCTGTATGTTTTGAAGTCTTCTTTTGGGTCACCTTTAACGGTCTTCCCTTCAGCGAACGCAATGATCCCACCACCCGCAGCCCGAACAGGTTCAGGGCTTTCTTCCATAGCGTTAGGGGCAGCGATTCCGGTTTCGGCCATCTGTTGACCGTTAGGTACGGACGGAAGCCCTGCCATAAGGGAATCTTTGACAGTTTGCTGCGGAGCCCCAGCCGCCGCTGCGTTATTCATGCGGCTATGAATAGCCTTCGCTGCCTGAGCCTGAGACAGCATGATGATGAAACCGGGGTCTCCTTGATGCAGATGAAGGTATTGGTCAATCTGCTGATCACTCATACGAGTGAAAGGGTTATTCATCATAACTTACCCTTTAGTAATTTTACGGAGAAGACCAGAAGCTAAGCCCGTGGCCTTCTTGGACTTGATAGTTCCGCCCTTTGCTCTGAGGAGGGGAAGTGCAGCCGTACCAAGGCCCAGTGCCATATTTGCTGGATTGGGTGCAGCCTCATACATCTGGCGCTGAGTCGTAGAACCAACCGCAGGATTCTTGATCAGGTCACTCATGAAGCCCAGTTGCTTATAAGCGTAGTTCTGCTGATCCATGAAGTCTTGGTGTGCGATATCATCCGCCCGCTGCTGCTGCGACTGCCGCTGCGACCCATAGGTATTACGCAGCTTATTGATATCCATACCTTGCTGGAACTGCTGCCCACCAAGCGTAGACAACAACTGAGCGGCGTTTAGCCCTTGTCCTGCACCGAACTGTCGAGACTGTTCCCGCGCCTGATCTGCTGAGAGACCGTACTGTGCGCGATTCTGTGCATCCTGCATCTGCCGCTGTTGGTCTGCGCTGAACATCCCTGCGGCTTGATTGAACGCATCGCTGTAACCTCTGGCGTTGATGTCCGCCATGTTTTGCAGGGTGTTCTTCTCAGTCATGGACTGCTGCAACGCACCGCGAGTACCGCCGAAAGCCCCCATGCCCACTGCTTTGGCAGCGTTCATGTTCTGCGCTTGCATACCTGCACTAGCAGCTTCACGCAGTTGAGGAGCCAACGCACCCTCAAGGTACGGGTTCATGTACTGGTTGACATTCGCACCCGTGTACTGCTGAAGCTGGTTGTTGTACTGGTTCTGGAAATCCGCAGGGTTGTACTGCCCAGCTTGAGTAGCCATTTGCGTGGCCTGATCAATCTGTGGCGCAATACCCATGTTTTGAGCGTCTTGGAAAGACTGCTCCTGCATTGGGTCAAAGCCAGCTAGCCTCTCACCCCCGTAAGCAACATACGGATTCTGATTGATATCAGTTAGGGCTGCACCTTTAGCTAGAACATCCTTTGCATAGCCACGCGCCCATGCTGGGAGTTCTTGGGTCTGTGTAGTACTAGATGGTTGTTTACCGCCGCCGCCGCTCATGATTTATTCCTTAAAAATCTTCTGGTAGATGACCGATTGAAGGTCATAGTCCCTAGTGTTTGCTACTCTGCGCCATCCGGGTCGTCCAATGAACTCAATGCCGATGCAGCCAGCATCCTTTGCAAACCGCTCTGTGTATTCCTGCATCTTGTCTTCCACGAACTCCATCGTCCCCGGCTCCATCGCGCAGTACTGAATGGTGAGGAACTTCGCCTGTGGGTATTCTTTAATTTCCGTGATGAAATGTCCATAGACTTTTTCTTCATCAAACACCAACCAAAGCTGCATCTGCCCTGTGATGACGAACCGGACAATGTCGTCCACTGACGAACGCCCCCCACTCCACTCTGAGGAAATCTTCAAATACGGCAGCGCCATTGCTACCGCATTCGTGATGTTTCCGTTAAGGACGAGCGTGATGTCTTTCATGCGGGCATTAGTTTATGAGCCTTGGTGTTCTTAGCAACTTGCTTCTTACCCGTAGTCTTGCGCCGAGCGTTCTGAATGCGGTCCATCATGGCATAGAGTTGCTTTGCGCCAGCTTCGGTAGAACCATTACCCAGTTCCGACACGATCCGCGCAGGGATCACAAACTCACCGTCAGCAAGCCTAGCGGGTTGCTTTGCCCCAATAATTGCAGGAATAGAGTCAGACACACCATCACCGGGACCGCGAAGCAACCGCCCACGACCACCAGCAGAGTAACTACCGAGACTTGACTCCGCAGAGGGCAGACCGCGCATTGCACCACCAGCGGCAGCGTTGACATACCGTGGTTTGAAGTACGTCCGTTCCCGTCCATATGGATCTGGTTCAGGCGTAGGCTCAGTCGGGTTCGATTGGTACGTGTACTGCTGGCCGGGATCGGAATCTTCCTCTTCTTCCTTGTACTTGGGGGGCTTCATCATATTAGCGATGAATGGCGCTGCCAGACCAAGGGCTTGTGGCTTATTAGCACTAGCCCAGTTACCGACATTCTCAAGGGTAGCCCCACGCCCCATAGCGGACATACGATCCATTGGGGACATAGCCTCGTATGCAGCTACGTTTGCTTTTTGGGCAGCGGCTGCGGCATCAATAGGAGCGGCTGCGGCAACGGTAGGGGCAGTTGTGGCTGCGGGAGTAGCGGCTAAGGAGGCTGGCGTAGCGCCAGTAGCGGAGAGAGCTTTTGCAACCCCCGTATCATACCCAGTCCCCATCGGCATTGCGTTCTTACTTAAACTACCGAAGCTTTCTACACCAGTATCATACGCAAGGGGCGGCGCTCCTTTTAACGCAAACGCACCTTCATTGCCTGTTAATGCAGTCCCCGCATTGGAGGCTAAATCTGTAGTGATTGCTGATCCAGTTGATACAGGGAATGATGTTGCTCCAGTTGCTGCCATCTCACCCGCTGCTGGAAGTGCTGATGATGCCGCTATTTCCGCTGCTGGGAGTGCTGCTGGGAGTGCTGCTGTAGTTGCTGCTGGAAGTGCTGCTGCTCCTGCTGTCCCCGCTGTAGTTGCTGCTGTCCCCGCTGTAGTTGCTGCACCCGCGCCCGCACCCATTGCACCAAGCCCACCCGCAAGACTCGAACCACCATAAGCGCCAAGTCCTGCCATCAGACCCTTAGACAAACTACCACTAGCGGCTCCCGTAACCCCACCCACAAGTGCCATAGTTACCCAAGGGGGGATGCCTACAAAAGAACCCGCTGCACCAGCAAGTACTGGCAGGATCGAGGACAGGAACCCCGCTTCCGGGAGTCCCGTTTGAGGATTGGTAGTCAGTGAACCACCAGCGGCACGGGCGAGTCCTTGCAGGGCTTGAACCTCGCCTTGACCCATGTGAACAAGCGTTGTATCTGGGCCTCGACCTTGCGCGGCGAGATGGTTGGCAGCGAGTTGAAGGCTCATGGCTTCCTCACAAAAAGATTGCGGTTGATGTTATCACGCAGGTAGCGCGGATACAAATGACATTGTTGCTATGACAGAAGCAGTGGAAGGGCGAACGGGGGCGACGCCAGCAGGATATTGGATGATGTAGGTATCAACATCTGGTGTTGACCACCAAAGTTCAACAAATTCTCCAGCTTGCAACTCTACAAAGTAGTTCCACGAAACGATAGCCCCCCCGTTGAACGCGCCGTGCTTGGCGTTTACGGAAACAAGACCCGCTGATCCGACGACATCTAGTGCGGGGCCGATACCGTCTTTCCTGAGCCAAACACTGACTTCATGGATGGCTGCTGCTACGTTTACAAACTGACCACTCCATTGGAGGTTGTAGATACCGGGGTGCTGGACGACCATCTTGGACTGCACCGTTCCCGTAATGGTGGTACTTGCTACCGTTTGGGAGATGCTGACTACATAGACACCAACGCCGCCAGCAGTGCCAGAAGTCTGAGATACAACCAGCGTCCCCGCCGACACCCCAGTACCAGTCAGCGTCATACCCAAATAAATAGACCCTGCCGTTGCGACAGTGACCGTCATCGTTGTAGACGCTGCACCGATTGACGCAGTGAAGGACGCGATGTGTGAGCCAAGCGTGACCCCATTGGTAAGGTCAGAAGTATTAAAGCGCATGACTTGCGCGGTATTGGCGGGTGCAGTTTGCGTGGTTGTATCCTGAAACGCCCCGTATGGGATGTTCAAAAACCTACCGCCTTGCCCCCCAGCTAACGGTCCTAGCGTCCCGTCAATCTGATTGAAATACAGCCGCAGAATGTTGTTTAGCTGATCTAGGTACAGTTGGTCTGGCGGCTGTGGGCTGGAAGGTAGGCGCGGGGCTACAGTTGGAATTAGCCGATTGATCAGTGGACTAGTTGCCATTAGCTTCTACGTCCATCAGCGCGGATGTCAATTCGAGTCACACCTAACTGCCACTGTACGCCGAGCGTATTGGAACTGACCTTGAAGGCCATCTGCCTACCTCGAATCCGCACGTAAACTTGCTCAGTGAACTGCTGAACTGTGTAGGTACGTTGGCTCTGATAGTTCTGGGTGCTTATCACATCCGGGACAGCAGACGTTCCATAGTTAGCACCGGGGAAGGTCCGTGGACGCACTGTGAACTCTGCGATTGGGTTGTTGACGAACGAGCCATCAAAGGTCAAGTCAGGGATCAAGCGCCAGACGAACCCGTAGTTATGCCCGTCCCCAATGTCAAAGTCGGAAGACTGTATGTACGCAGAGATGGGGTTCGGTGGGTTGACTGTCGCATCGTCTACGCCTGTCTCTTGATACACAAGCTGTGCGTTGGTTGTGCCCCCAGCAGCGCCATAGATCATGGACATAGGCACTTCCCGCAATGAGCTATCTAGCCAAGCGGTGCGCCCTTGATTGTCGCCCTCAAAGTTTGCCCAGTCTCCGTACCACCAGACTTGGTCTAAGTAGTCATAGACAACATAGCGGTCTACGACTGTGGAATTTGCGGAACAGTAACTCCACCAGACTTCGCTGTAGCCCTCATTAGTACCTGCGTGGAATTGGTACGCTTGGGATAAGTTGATGTCTGTGAAAACATACTCGCGCAACGTACATGGCAAAGTCTGCACTCGGCCTGAGTACATAAAGAACTTGTCCATCCCCATCCAGTAAGTGATATTGCTGGCAGTGGCAACAGCGTTGGGGCCATTGATAGATATATTGTCTTCAAGAATCTGAAAGCCCCACACATAGGGTGGGCCAAGGTACTGCATAGCGTACAAAGCAGAATCGGTGAAGACCAGAATTTCTTGTCGAGTTTGGATAGCCGTGATGATAGATGAGCCGTGGCTTAAACGGTAGTCACCCGCTTGGTTAGTCGATGCAGGGGTCCATGTGTAGTAGCTTTCCTGATCCGACCAACGGATCTGCATTGGATCAAGCGCAATGGTAGCGTAAGTGTTCGTGGGGTCGTTACACCCAAGGGCAATCACAAAGCGTGAAGCATCGGAAACAATCGCAAAGTTAACTACTGAGGGGCAAGTACTATCTACCAAAGCCCCGCCCACGGTTGTGCCCGCTGCAATAACCACTCCACGGTCAAAAATGGTAGGAGTTGGGTTGGTATCCCAGTAATACATCGGGCCACCGCGAGGGCAAAAGACAAGGTTCTCGCCAAAGTTGGACTGACTCCACAAGCGCATCTGCAAGCCGACACCCACACCGGATGTTGATGCGAGCCCCCAACCAGTGAACAAAGTAGACAACTGAATAACAGCGCCTGTAAGGTGTACAGCGGGAGAAGTCCCACTAGCCGCCCGGACGCAGCCAGTAAACGTAGTCGGCGAAGTGCCCGTGTAGGAGATCAACTCTGAGTCAATCAGGAAAGTGCCTGAAGTACCAAAGCCTGTCGTACTGGCTACCGTAATCGTCGTGGTGACCAACTGGGTAATAGCACCTGTGGTATGAGCTACGGCAAAAGTGCCGCCAGTACCGCGAACACACCCGTTGAGCGTGTTGGTAGCAACGCTGGCAAAGGTGATAAGTTCGTTATCTATAACTATTGTGCCCGGAGCAGTGAACCCAGTCGCGCTTGTCAGCACAATAGAAGTTGCAGAGGAAGTGATTGCCCCGTTAAGCGTAGTTTGTGTTACCGCGCCGAGCGTAGTCGTTGCAACGCTAGTAACTGTTCCGCCCCAAGCTCCCGATCCCCAGCCCACGCCAAGGGTGTATATCTCGTTACCTGTAGTGATCTGGAACGCAAATGTTGCGTTTACCGCTGGAGTTCCCGTACTTGTAGCGGCTGTAGCTACAGTAATGTAGAAGGTGTTTGAGTCATTGTAGGTGATCTGGTATTCACCATTCATCGTAGCCGCTAAAATGCCGTTAACTGTGCCAGTTGTCCCAGAGATGGTTACAAAGTCACCCGTTTGCGCCCCGTGTGCGGGGTAATTAACTTGAACCTGCGTGGAGGTGTTTGTGGTCGTGAACGCATTAGTAGCGAGCGTAGGTAGTATGCGTAGCGGGGTAACGTCATAAAACGCGCCGCCCGGACCGTTCTGGATGTAGTACTTGAGGTTAGTACCGACGGCGAGCAAGTTGTAGGCTGACAGCGTGACCCAGTTCCACAATGCCCGCGCAACGCCCCAGAGCGTACCAGTAGGCGGGACGGATACATCGGTAACTACCCCCGCGATCTCTGTAGCGAGTACGCCGCTATCGCTGATCCAGCCCCCCAGCTTTTCAGGTTGCCCTGAACGGAAGCGAATCTTGTTGCATTCATACCAGCCACCTTCGTTGCCATAAGTGGTGGTTTCCCGGTTTACACCGGGATTGAACTGGAGTTTCTGTAGTGGCATAGATGCCTCACATTGAAAGCGCGGCGGCTTTTACTTCATTGACCCTACGCTCCCAACCCTTGCCAAACGTAGGCCAAGTAGCCAGCCCTTGCAGGAACTTCAGACGCTGGGCACTAAAGTTGGTGATTATGGTTGCTGGGGATGTAACTGAGGCAATAGCAAGAGTTTGTGGGCCGATTGACCCATCCGCTGTCACACCTAGAGCCGACTGAAGCCACTGTGATGCCCGACGAACCCCGCTATTTACCGCTGCATCGAATACACAATAGTCAACACCAGAGGGCAACTTGTCGCCCTTGACTCGCTCCCAGTATAAATCCTTGTACAGCGGCTTTACCATGTCTTTGGTAAGTGCCTTCATCTCTTCTTCGGTTACTGGGCGATCAACCCAATTCTCCCAGACTGCTTGCGTAATGCCAAGGTTTGTCCTCCCTCCCGGATCACTGGGGTGGTTAACGTAACCTCCCTCATGCTTGATGAGGTGATTGAAGCAAGCGTCCCAGTTGGTATTCATTTCCCGTCCTTGTCTTGGTTCTCTTTTTGCTCTTTGCCCATCTTGATACCGGCAATGGTCCCAACGAAGGCTCCAACGATGGTGTTAAAGGATGGCTGGAGCATCTTAAAGAGTTCGTCGTTGTTTACGATAGGGTCAAACAAACCAGCCAACGAAGCAGCGCAAGTCGCCACTAACACCAGCGCCAAGGAAAGGCAGCAGATCATGGTGATGTAATCAGCAATCTTCATTTCTTGTCCTTTTCTTTGCTCCCGATGCTGGAGCCGAACCAAAAATTGAGCATGGTGGCAATTACCGTTCCCAGAATGAAGCCGAGGATGGTGTCGGCAAATCGCACATTTGTATCTGGAATTACGCTGAAAGTAATAAAACCAATGTAGATCGCCGCGCAGACTGACCAGAAGGCGGTTAGGTACATCGTAAACCGCTTGGAGAAGACATCCGACTGATTGAGCGCAGCAACCTGCATGGCCCTAGCGTCGGCAGTGTTCGCGTACTGCATCTTCAGCTTCTCGACATCAATCTGGGCCAGCTTGAGCGCGGCTTCTGGGTCTTCGATGACCGCCTTGGTCACTGCTTCGATGGTGTCTTCAACGCCAAACTGCTTGGCAATGGCAGAAACTGCTGCGCCCCCAAGAGGGCCAGCCACTGCGGTGGCTAAAGCAGGAGCGGCTTTAGCAAGGAATTGAATGAGATCATTCATTATGCCGTCCGCTTCCACATATACACAGTGATGTACGGCTGGTAGTTGAGGTTTGTGCCCGCAACCCCTGCGGCAGTGTTTGTAGTAGCGGCAGTCGGCGTTACGGAGTTGTTGCCCACTGTCATGGAGTGCGTATGCCCCCCAGCCACGTTGGTGCGTCCCGCCGTTGCCGTTGCGCCAGAAGTTGCTGTCAGCCGATATTCTGAGTCCCCACCCGGAGTTTTAAGGTATCCGATGGGGTCATTGGGTAATGAGATAACACTTGTATCGGAATCATTATTCGATGCAACATAGTGCTGATGGTCACCAGCAGACGCAGTGCTTACTGAGTGCGTGTGGGTTGTACTAGCCAGCGTTGTCGAGGCTGTGTGCGTGTGCGAGACAGTTACTGAATCCGCAGAGCCGCCTGTTTCTTCTGCGGCGTCAAACAGTGGGTTCGTGCCATCGAAGCCTACAGGAACCCTACCCGCACCAAACGCTACCCAAGTACCAAAACCAAGCAGGGTTGCAGGGTTCGTGTTGTTCGTGGCGTTGAGGTAAACAGAACCAATAGGGTAGAGTACCAGCGCAGCGGCGGCAATCGCCGACTGCACAAACGCGGTGGATGCAAGTTGTAGTGTGTTTGTACCTGCGGTTGCAGTGGGTGCAAGCGGCGTACCGGACATTACCGGAGACGACATCGTGGGCGAAATGAAGTGCGTGTTCTGCTGACGGAAGTTCGTCGCGTCACTCCACACGGTCATCGTAGCCCCGGCAGGAATAGCAACCCCCGTACCCGCTGCCGTTGTGTTACCAATCACCGTGCTGTTATAGATCGTAGCAACGTAGCTTGTGTCGTTGAAGACCGTGTACTGTTTTGCTACGGGAGGCGCATAGACAGCAAAGGCCGCAGCCGTGGACGTAGTCAACCGGATCATCGCATTGCGAGACTGGTCTGCTGCACCATAAAGCGCGGTAAACGCCTGTGCCGCTGTGGTCACCGATACTGAGCTGTACCCAGAGACCGAAGCCTCAATCAGCGTGCCGATGTTCGTATTAGTAGTGTTGCCCCATGCACCAGCCTGCGTACCAGTAGTAATGAGTTCAAAGCGAAGGTTAGGTGAAAAAGTACTCATGGGGTTCCTTATTGGTATTTACTATACGGTCAACGTGACGCCTGTGAAAACTAGCAAATCACCAACCGCGCCTTCGCTTGCGTCAGGCTCTTCAATCTTTTGCATGACATGGTAGGTAGAAGCGTATTGATCCCGCCGCACCTTCTTGATTTCCAAGCACCGCCGTTTTGCGTCTAGGAAGTTGTCGAAGTCCTCATACGCGCCCGTGAACATATTAAAGGTGGCGTAATGACATCCTTCAGGGGCTGTGTCAGACTCAAGATCGCAAGGTACGGAGAGGCATCCGCCCTCGGAACACGTTTGTTGTGCGTAAACATGAAAGCACTCTGCTTCAAGAGCCAACTTAGCCTCAACCTGCTCGTCGATCACCGCCTTCATCGCCCCCAAAACCTCAGTGTCAGACTCCACTGCGACGTACTCAACCAGCGGGTCAACCCCCTCTCCGCGAATACGCCACACATTGCGTCTTTCTCCAGTACCCGCAAAGTCTGCTGCCACGCCTGAGAAAAGACCACCTTTCTGAGATGCCGCCCACGCCGCATAGTATTCTGGGCAGTCTCTCTCTTTTAACGCCCGGATAAATGCAAGGCGCGACAGCCCCCATACACTCTGCGTGTCGAGCCAGTCCATCGCTTCTTGACAGGCATTAAGGTGTACCAGTAGTTCTCTTGTGACAATCATTACACTATTGCCCCCCAAATAGCTCCGTTATTGGTAACAGTAATGGTGTTTCCACCCTTGTTAAGGGCATTACCGCCTGTGCCGCCTGTTGATTGTCCTGCCTGACCGGAGCCGCCAACAGCATTGTTTGCGCCACCATTGGATGTAGTATCTGTCGTTGCACCTTGTCCACCAGTGCCCCCCGCAGCGCCGTAACCACCACCGCCACCAGATTTATAATACGCTGTTGTCACGCCCGCTATATACCCCGCACCGCCACCGCCAGCCCCGCCACCGCCAGCAACTTGAAGAGTCGCAGGATTTCCGGGTGCTACTACACTGGCTGAAGCACCCCCCGTGGCATTGGACGGCCATCTGCCTCCACCGCCGCCACCATAGGCTTGTTGAGTTTGGATCGACCCGCTACCTACTGACGTACCGTTCCCGCCTACTGCGCCTAGCCCCCCCGCTCCACCCCCGGTAGCACTACCAACGCCCGCCCCGGTTGAGTTCCCTCCAACACCCCCGCCAGCACCGCCACCGCCGCCCGCACCATAGGTAAAAGCAGTAACAACATCCCCCGCAGAGCCACCGCCACCGCCACCGCCGCATATGTAACGGGTAGAGGCATTGGTAATCGTAGATGTCGCAGCGTAGGTTCCAGTTATAGAAAGCCCCGTCCCGCCGTTACCCCCTGACGCAACCCCACTAGCATACGCAGCGCCATTACCACCACAACCAAGGATAAATCCGTTGTTGGTAAAGATTAACTTATCGCCAGCGACGCCACCTGAAATAGTCAGGGCCGGGGAACCCGTTGAGGTGCTGTATAAATAAAAGCCCGCACCAACAATTACGTTGATGTCGGTAAGCCCCGCCGAATACGTACCAGATGTCGTTTTGGTAAGGTTTGTAGAAACACCAGTTGCCACGTTAAGCGTGGCCGCACCAGTTGCGTTAGCCGTGATCGTGTAGGTGACCGTGCTACGCACGACTGCCGTAACATTACGCACAGTACTAGTTGCAGAATTACCAGATATGGCTTTTAGTGTCTGTCTGCCGAGCGCGCCAGCACTGCCTGTGGCACTAACAGGAAGAAGTTCGTCGGAAACTTCGTCCACTACCGATGTAACAGACGCCGTGGCGGATACCGCAGTAAGCGCCTTGCGATTCTCTTCTGTGAGCGTGTTTACGCTGGAGGTGGCGCTGACGAACGTGAGTCCTGTGGAGACTAGATCGGATACCGACGTAATAGACGCCGTTGCTGACACCGGGGTAAGCGCCTGCGTATTAGCATTTGCAGAGATAGCCCCAACTGATCCCGGACTCGCCGTGGCAGAGCGCCCCGTCAACTGCTTTAGAGTCGTTCGGGTAAAGGTTGTTACAGACCCTGTAGCACTTACGGCTGTGGGGGTCAGCGTAATAAAAGGCGTGGCAAAGGCTGTTGGCGTGCCTACGCTACCCGTGGCAGACACGGCTGGTGGGGTATCCTGCTGGGCGTTATCGAGATTGCCAACACCACCAGACGCACTGATACCCGACAGAAGCGCCGTAGGTACAGGCTCTACGTCCCGTATAATCGTCGTGCCACTTACCCCGCTTACGGCAACCGTTGTGGGGCGTGTAACTGGGCTCCATGAATCACTCGGCCCAGTATCAATAACCGACCAAGACATCGTGGAACCTTAAGCGATATTGATAAGCGCAGTACCTGCGCCGTTCACAGGCATAGTCAGCGTGAATGTGCCAGTGGTGACGCTCTGCGAACCGAAGTTATGTACGCTGACAGCGCGGTTACCTTGGGTAGAGTTGTACACAAGCAGCGCATCGGCGGCAGCAAACGTGATGGAAGTCCACTGCAACTGGGCAGATGGGGTCCAATACGCCGTGGTTCCAGCGATTGCCGGAGGAGTCGCATTGGTGATCGTAGCCCCGCCCGCCGCATAAGTGCCGCTAGCTGCGATCTCGCTGGTAGCCGAATACACCGTAGTGCCCGCACCGAGAGAACCGCTGGCAAGGTAGATAGCGCCTTTGAATACGTCAGCGGCGGTTCCTGCACGTACAACAGTCGTGCCGAAATTGTGGTAAGCCTGAAGAATCTCAGACTTGAAAGAGGTACACATTGCTTGGGTATTAGCCATTTTTTAGCTCCTTAAATTTCACCAGTAGCGGCTTCACCTGCCACACCTGCCATACTATAAACATGAGCGTTCTGACGAACGATCTCCCCGCTGCTCTTATCCGTATACTTCTCAACAAACTTAATGTACGTTGGGGTGATGTCCCATTCCGCTTCATAGACTAGCGAGTCAACGGGAACATTTCCGAGCGACGTATGGATCAAAGGCGTGTCAGTGTTCATGCTATACGAAGTAGTGCAGAGGTTGAAGAGTTTGCGGGGAGTGTAACAGTAAACGTAGTCGTAGAGGTCTTATCCGCGCCGAAGTCAAGGACCGCGATAGATTTGCCACCAGCCGTCACGTTGTATATCAACGCCCCACGCGCAGTCAATGCAGCGTTAAACACAGGGTTGTCAAAACTGATGTACGCCACATTGTTCGCTGCGAGGATGGTCACGTTAGTCAGCACAATGCCGCCCGCTGTGTAGCCAGCCGCTACAACTTCGTTGTCTGTGGTGTACACCGTTGTGTCAGCGTTCAACGTAGCGCCCGAGGTGTACAGCGCCATCTGAATAGTGTCCGACAGAAGGTTATGAACTGCCTGTGGCAGTTCAACCTTGAAGCTTGTCGTCATTGTTTGCGTTAGTGCCATATCAGTTCACAGGCTGACGATACTGACCAGAACGATACGCATCCTGACGCTCCAACCCATCCCCCAGACGCTTGGCAAGTGCAAGGGCTTCCTTGTACTTCCCTTCATACGCCTGCATCATGTCCGTCTCACCCTTCATGAAGATGTAAGCCTCGACAAGCGCCCCGTACAACAGAACAGTGTCGAAGTTATCCCCAAGCCAAGTCTGTCCACCTACTACTGTAGTGATCGACTCTGGGTAGTAGAAGTAGTGAAGTTCTACGTTGTAGATGGTGTCAGGAGTGGGGCCAAGGATGAAGACAAGTTCTTTGGCATCCGCAAACGCAGGGCCGAAAAGCGCGTAGCACTTCGGCATACCCGTAGTCTCTGGGAAAGGGTATGCCTCGCGGATGAAGTTCACATCCTTGTTCAGCAAGTACGTGTACGACCCCCCTACGGGGTAAACCGCCATCGAGTAGACCGACAGGAAGTCAAGCGGGCAATCCAAGTACTGATCTTGTGCAGTAGTCTGCCCCAAGACGTTCTTGCGAAGCGACGGGAACTGCACGCTGTTGTAAATGCGCTGCTCTGCCTGCGTAATGAACGTGTTCATGTCCGCCGTGGCAAATTGGTTCTCCGTGTAGGAGGTTATCGCATTTACAAGAGCCGTGTAATTCATGCCATCGGACCTCTAGACATCTTGCCTTTAGTAGCGCAACCCGCGCCCCGCATCTGAATGCCGTCAGTCTTTACGCCACCGCAGTCGCCCAGCGAGACACCTGCCATTGGCGTCCAGCCTTCTTTGCGGGGCATCGTTGGCTTGATGCCGTAGTCGTTGATACCCAACCGCTTACCGGACATGGTGTGGGGCTCTGCGTAAACACTAGCAGGGCCGACTTCCTTGCCGTTTTCTTTTTGACTGTACTTAGCCATATCAACCACCTTGGTTATCAGCGCGAGACAGTCCACGACCACGACGCATACGGTCATCGGTAGTGGGGCCACCAGCTTTGAGCTTGGTGAGCGACTTGCCGGGATGCAAACGCTTCTCGTGCTTCCCAACCGCTTTCTTGACCATAGCTTTATCTTGAGCCATGTCAGACTTGCCTTTTTCCTTAGCCATGTGGCCTCCTTATGTCGTCACTACCGTGACTGTACCAACAATCCCCTGTGCTACCAAGTCATTTGGTGTTAGCAAGGTATCGAAACTGCTGGCCCCGCCTACCGGATTCCAGCCCCATTGAAACACTCTACTGCCTTCGCCATACGTCCCGATAGCGGTAAGCCCTGACACGTAGTAGGTCGTATCCCGGCGTGGTTCGCGTACTGCTTGAGGATCATCTACTGGATACATACCCAGTTGAAGCTGTGGATGATCTGGATCCCAGCACTGCGTACACACAAGAATGTTGTACAGCTTGGTCTTTACAATTTCCTTCTTGAGCGCGGTCAGCTTAAACTTTTGTCCACAGCGATCACACATCGCAATGGCGTTCTTGCCTGACGAGAACCTATTACCCATATCAGTTTATGAACATCTGCCTTGGAACGAACCGTACCGCTGCCTTCTCGCGGTCTTCGG